TGTTTGGATTGTATGAGTTTGCGTGTAGCGTATCTCTATTGACCCATTGCACACTACTTATGGGTTGCGCTTCTGAACCTTGCTTCATCATATTTCCTTTTTTGTTTTATGGCCTCATCTGTGCCGCCCTGTATTGTAGGCTGTTTTCTTCCCTTGAAGTCTCCTCTTACCGCAATCTTAAGAAGAAAATCCCATGACACCCCTGTTCGCGGATGAGCAATTTTATCCAATAATGGTTCTTTTGTTTTTCCATAATGATTTTGAATAAATCCTTTTATGCGTTCAGCGACTTGCGTTTTATACGGCTCTGGATGTTTATCCACCCAGAACTTTATAAATTCATGCCATGACATATTATCTGGCTTGGCTGGTGTTTTGCCATATGAATATAAAACCGTGGTTGAATATCTAGCCGCCGTTGCCGCGCCAGCCACCCTTGTTTGCATCCTGTCCCAAATATCAGGCCAAAGCTCTCTAAATTGATGCAGACCTCGCATTGGCTCTTCCCCATATGGCGGCGCACACCTTTGAGCATTTGGCTTAATGCCGCCCTTGTCCATGCGATCATAAGCGTGGTTATAATCCCAGCCAAACTTTCTAGGGGCTGTCCAGATATCCTTTGTGTTCCAATCGTAGACAGGATAAACCTTATAAATGTTTCCCTGTGATGTTCCCTCATCATATTTGATAATGTGCTTATCTTCTCTTTTGCGGCTATTTAAAATAGCCCTTGTTCGTGTAAGGCTTTCATCTGCCCTAATCCCCATAATGATACCCACGTTTCCATCTTTCTCAGGTGAAAACAAATATCCGTTTATCTCTGGTATCGTTAGACGTTTTTTTGGGTCTGTTGGATAACCTTCAACATGGGCAATGCCCTCTGGCGGCATGGGGCGAACCCATTTTTCTTTATCTTCTGGACCCCACGGAAACCACCACGGCTCTTTTACTGAACAAGCATTTCTGTGTCTGACAGGCAAACACCACCAGTGCATATCTACTTCTGGGATTTGGGCGACCCTTCGGACATATTCTTCTGTGTCATATGGAATGGCCTCTTCATCAAAATGATGCACTGGCACTTTTTTGATGCCACGCTCCTTGGCAACCCCCAATGTAAGCATCAGACAGGCCGTTGAGTCTTTACCGCCACTAAACATAACCGCGACAGTATCAAACCTATCATAAGCCCTGTGAATACGTTCTATTGCGAGTTCATATACATTTTTATCAATGATTTTCTTTTTACCGAGACGGCTCATTTTTACTTTCCATGATCAATGTAAGTTCGGTTTATCATTGAATGGTTTTCATCAGTTGGACCTGTATCACTGTCTGGATGGAACGCAACAATATCCATGTGACTATCGCTGGTTCTAAATGAATGAAGCTCCTGTTCAGTGAGCATAAAAATACACCCTTTTTTCAAAGGCTTGACCCAGCCATCACTGTAATTACTTTTTTCTTGGAAAGCCTCTCCCTCACCGCTAATTACAACGCCCATCCTTACTGAAGGGTGAGTGTGTTGAGTTTGATAAATGCCAGTTGGGAAATGCAGATAGTTAAGAACTGGATCACCTTGCCTTGGCATTGAAACTAAAACACTATCAGAGCAACCATCAATATATGACAATCGACCATTTGATTCCGTTTGACCCATTACTGGCATACATCGATATCCTAGCTTCGTTACAGTCCAGAGTTTGAAATCAGATGAATTTGAAATGTCATAGGCTCCGTGAAATGCAAAATAATTTCCTTCTTGAACCCACCAGCCCTGACCATTAGCGGTAACTTTTGCTGAGCCTGTTAGCACATACCCAAACGTGGTGGCATGAGCTATGCCCTGTTCTTTAGCATCTTTATCAAAATACATCGCGTAAGTTGGATACATGGTATCAAGTGCGCGAATTCCCTCTGTGTGTTTTGGCTCATAGATTATTTCCATTATACGAATTCCTTTGTTATTTTAATTAATGCTTGCGTCACGTTATCTAATTTTTCTTGATTTTGAATATTGCGTAAAGCACTCAAAACCAAATCTCTATCTTGCGGTGACATGACAAAGCTCATAGTTACATAATCACCTACTGAACCAATTATATCAGAATCAACTGAATCTGAGCTTTCCTTGTCAATCATATCATTAAGGAACTCAATATCGCCAGCAGATTGAGTGATTTCTGTTGTTTCCCATAAATGCTTAAACGCTTCTAAATCGCCGCCATCAATAAGAGCCATTTCAGCCTCTAACAAACCATCATCCCATGTTGTCAATTCATTCAATTTATTATCTAAAATGCGAAACGCTTTTATTTGATCGGTAGTTAAATTATCTGAAATTTTGATTGGTACGGTTTTCATCCCCAGCTTTTTTGCCGCAAGGAATCTTGTATGACCAGCAATTATTACATAATCACCATCAACCACTATGGGCTGTTGCCAGCCGAAACTTTTAATACTGTTTGAAACTGAGTTGACCGCTGACTCAGATATCACTCTTGGGTTGCCTGTGTATGGCTTTACATCTGTAACTGGTACTTCTTTGATTTCCATGAATCACCCCATTTTGGGATAGACTATATCAAAACTTTATAAGATGCAAATACGAAAGGGGGGCGACCAAACCCCCCTTTCTAACCACGAAAACCAAATGCCTTGGGAGCATATTTGGCAGTCGTAAACATCATATCACCTAATCATTGTCTGTCCAGTAGTTTTGCATAGTCTGATGGTCGGTTTCCTCATAAACGTGCTTGGCTAAATTATATTTGAAAAAACACTCCCCAATATTTCCATATAATCCCTGCTCCCTAATCTTGCGGGTTATCACTCTGGTTTCATCAGTCTCAAAATCCCTGTGAATAACAAGCCCTACATCCGCCATATTATTCCAATGGGCTGACCCGCTGACATCATACAGGCTAGGCGGTGGTATTATGCCCTCTTGTGTTCTCTGCATCTTTGCTGGGTGGGCAACCATCCACATCGCAACCTCATGCGTCCGACAAAACTGCTTGCATCTGCTTATCAAGTCTCGGATATGCTCATCTTCTCTTTTGTTGCCATCCCTAGTTGCGTCTATCTCATTGTAAGGGTCAATGATAATGCCCTTCACGCCATGCCTTAGACACGCAGCCCTAGCCTTGGCAAGCAACCAATCAATGCTAGGCACAGATTCCTCTGCTTCAATGAAATGAAACTTGTCATCCAAAAACATCATGGCATCAACAAGTTCGCTCTTACTCATCCTCTGGCTTGGACCAATATCAAATGGCTTGGCTATTACCTTTTCTGAAAGCCGCCTTATATGGTTGGCGGTGCTATGCTCTGGTGAGAATACAGCAAACTTCCAACCGTGATTTCTCGCTAGGTTTACCGCAAGCTGGTCTATAAAATTTGATTTGCCGTGGTTGGGAACGCCAGTAACAACAGCAAATGTGGATGGCATCACCTTGTAAATATTATCCAAAGATTTAAACCCTGTAGACAATGCCTTCTGTACATTGCCGTCATAAATATTCAAAACCTCTTTCTCATAATCCCTGACAGTGTATAATCCGTCTATGGGGTGTGGAGCCGCCAATCCTATTATCTCCCTTAAAACCTCGGCTCCATGCTCCATTAAACATTCATTCGCATCTTTGCATTGCACATCATTATGGTTTGGGTATTCAATCGTCCAGCAACGGTCTTTGCCAAAACGGTGTATCAATTCCAGCTTTAACGCTTGCCCCGCTTCATCTGCATCAACAGCAACAATCACCTTCTCTGCTTCATGCAACCATTCGCAGTTCTGCAACGCTTGGAACCGCTTATCGTTCTCATCAAATTTTGCGGTCTTGGGTGCGCCATCTGGTAATGATACAGCATATGAGAAACCAGCTTCGTGCATGGAAAGAACATCCATCTCACCCTCAACAAATATCACTGTCTTGGAACCTGTATCATCCCACCACTTTTTGACAGCATCCATATTAAACAGGGTACGCTCTGCGCCGTTCTCTTGCCTAAACTTCTTATCCTTGGTTCTGTATTTTATATTCACCAGTTGCCCATCTTTGTGATAGGGGAACGCATAACAGGCTTCCTCACCATTACCGAACCAGTTGCTTGTCCTAGTAATCTGGAACGCCGCTACAGTATCTTTGCTTATGCCCCGCCGCTTAAACCATTCAAGCATTGGTTGGCTTTGTGCATCAGCTTTTTTGGGCGGTGTAGGGCGTTTGTACTCCACTGGCCTTACATACTGCCCATCGGGCTTGTAGTTAGCCCCAGCAACAGCCCCAGCCCATTCGCAATGGTGGCACTTCCAAACCGCACCCCCATCAGGCTCTATGGTAACTGAAAGGCATTGGTCTACTTTGTTGCGCCTCATGTGTGAACATTCTGGGCAAGTTGTTTTATGGTCACCAACCTTCCAGTTGCGTAACTCTATTCTATTATCAATTAATTTTTGCATTGTTTATCCCGCCAATTGGTTTCTATTCGTGGTTATGGCTTGCGCCTCTGCTACAGTTTCCCAACGCCGCTGATTAAGCCATGTGGTCGCGTGGGGAATGTATTTCTTATCTTTACCATGCGTGGTGCGCTTAAAGCTACAGGTAGCTAAAAATAAATCCCTAACCCCTATATCCCTGTCCGTTACTCGCATCCATGCTTCATAGGCTTTTGCTTTTGAACCATCATTGCGCGGGTATGCGTTCCACCACTCCAAAAAGTCAGGCGCATATTTGTCACCCCTCTTTGTATTATTAGATTGTTTAACTCTGATAGTATTGGGGGGC